TACGAAAAGCGTGGCCCGGCAAAAATTATGAACCACATATAGGTGACAATAGAACTTATATGAATGTCTATTTATCAGACCCATTAATTAGGTCTTTAATTGATTTACCGTGTTTTTATGCAGTTAAAGATGGTTACGACATTGTAACCGAAAATGAAAAGGAAAGAGAAGAGATTGAAGAAATGTTTGTCAACATCAATGTTGATATGTTAATATACAGTTGGTTGCGTAATGCCCGAGTTTTTGGAACAGGGTATTTAGAATGGACTGGTGATAACTTAGTTTTACGTTCTTCACAAAACTTATATGTTAAAAGAAACGAACACGGACAGATAGAATATTATTACCAAGAAACTGGTGATGATAAAGAAAATGTTAGATTTACAGAAGATGAAATCATTGAATTGAAAAATAATCCATTTGATGATTATGCTTATGGATTATCCGATATCCATCCAATACTATATTTAGTAGATTTGAAAGATTATGCAGAAAGAGATATTGCAGCAGCACTTAATAAATATGCCGTATCTAGGTTCGACATTTCCGCCGGGCTCCCTGATATGCCCTATGGTCCTGATAAGATTAATGAGATTGTTAGTGCATTCAATTCTTTAGAACCCGGTGAAGATATCATACACGGCAATGATATACAAATTAAAGAACTAGAAGGAACGCAACGTGCTTTTGAATATGGAAAATATACTGACGATTTGTTAGATAAAATCCATATGGCACTAAAGATACCAAGAACGATGTGGACAAACCCAGAACAGGCACGTCCTATTTTTGAACCTTACGTTAAATATTTACAGAAAGCAGTAGAGTCAGCTATGAATGCCCAACTAATGCCACAATTGTCGAAAGACGCAAGATTTGTGTTTAGAGCATTAAATGTGGAAGACGCCTTTACAAAAGCCAAGACCGATATGATTTATCTATCGGAAGGTGTCTTAGCTCCACAAGAAGTTAGGGCTGAAAGAGGACTTGACCCAGACGGAGTAGTTCCAATGATGGAAACTGCTGAGAATGTAAATGTTGCTGGTGGCAGAAACCAAGATAAGAAGGAAGAAAGCCGCCGAACAGAGAAGAGAGGAAACAAACCATCTGCCAACAAAACTGGTAACCGGAAAAACAAAAAGAAGGCACCAGCTAAAAAGAAGTCAGATAAGGATGTTAAAACTACAAAGAAAGTAATCGTGGAGGAAGTCTAATGACTGCATTCGAAAAGTGTACACTAGAGTTAGGACCCCGACTCAAGAAAAAAGGGATAGAACAACACGAGTCTATGGCTCGTAATATGTGCCTAATGTGGGCAGAAGAAAATGGTAATGATGAAAAGGAATTTGCTGAAACTAATTCAGCTGAAACCCAAAGAAGCTTTGCTATGAATTTCGAAATCCAAGATGTGGATTTAGAAAATACTAATGATGAAGGTATAATAGAATTTCCTATTATAGCTATCACTTCTGGCCGCCACGACTACGAAATAGAGGGGGAAGACCAAAAGGTTTATATAGAGCCAGAAATGCTTAAGAATAGTGTAGAGGCTTTTAAAGAGCTGCCTATATACGTCAACCATCAGCGAACACCTGAAGAGTTGATAGGGACAGCAATAAATCCTGAAGTTTCTGAAATGGACAATGGCAAAATTGCCATTAAAATGTTAGCTCGTGTTTCCGAGGAAACCGCGCGAGCAAATGATGTAATTGAAAAAGTAAAGCAGGGAGATGTCACACACGTCAGTATCGACTGGTTTTCTAAAGATGTTGATGTAATGGGAGATGCATATGCAACTAACATAAGACCTGTAGAAGTGTCATTTATTGAAAATGATGTTTCAACACCTGTTTGCGATGAGTGTACTATTGGAGAGCAATGTGACACACACGTTTCGGAAAAGGAAGAGCCTTGTTGCGATTCTTGTTCAGAAGAGGGAACAACGTGTGAAAGTGAGTCCCACGAAGGGACTAAAAAAGAGGTAGATACAATGAGCGAAGAAACAAAAGACGCAAAGACGTCAAACGCTGAAACATTGTTGGAACGTGAGTTCGCTTCATATAAGAAGCAATTAGACGAGGTTAACACTAACCACGCAGAGTTGCAAACTAAATATGAAGAAGCTATGAACCAAGTCGCCGCATTCCAGAAAGCCGAGGAGGAGAGACAAGCAGCAGAAATTGCAGCACGCAAAAATGAGCTTGTTAGTAACGTAATCTCTAAAGAGGTCCTTTTGGGAAGAATCAAGGAGGATGGACAAGAAACCCGAGCAGCAGAACTTGCTGATTGGGAAGAAACCCGTCTAACTGGATTTGCAGAAGCACTTGCTTCAATGCCAGCTCCGGAGTCTGAAAAGACATTTGGAAAAGGCAAAGCTCACGAGTCCGAGAATAAGCCTGTAGAACAAGAGCCGCAGGTCGAGAGAACATTTTCTATGATAAATGGAAAACTTAAACTCAACAAAAAAGCTTTTGAGGAATAAAAAAAGAGGTAAGTAAATATGGCAAAAAGTAACTTAACAACAGAAATTCTGTTGAACGACGGTGGAGCACCCGGACGAATTTTACCATTTACTGCTGGTAGTACTATTTACGCTGGTGACCCATTACAAATGACTGCAGCCGACGAACAAGTCGACGCAGCAACTGTAAGTGGTGGCCGTGTATTAGGTGTAGCTTTAACAGCTGCAACTTCCGGTAACATAGTAAATGTAATTTCTGGACGTGGTATTCTATTGAACGCTTGGGTTAGTGGAACCGCTGCAACAGCTGGTTCTATGTTAGAAGCAAGAGGCACAACTGGTACCTTAGCAAAAGCTGCTAACAACGCTAACGCAACAGCTATATGTCTAGAAGACGGTACAGCTTCAGAAACTTTGAAAAAGGTGATGTTACTGTAAGGAGGAAACTATGGCGATAGCAACAATAACAACAGAAGGTGGAGTACTCACATCTGTAAACAAAGGAGCATATGCAGCAACTGGAGGTACGGGAGAACGTATTCTAGTTGACTATAAAGATGCATTAGAAGACTATAACGTCACAGATTTAGACGTTATGCAATTGTTTGCAGACAGTATGTCCACAGACACAGGAGGAAACATTGACTTGACTTTCAGACTTCCATCTATGAATCTTGAACAGATTGATGAAGGAAGCACTCCACAATACCAACACACTAAACTACGCTCCGAGCGTGTAAGTGTTAAGGAATGGGGTATAGCAGTCGGTGTAACCAGAAGAATGATTGAGGATTCAAGATTCAACGAAGTTGAATTGGCACTCAATGAGGCTCGCAGAGCAGTCGACAGACATATGACAAAGCATATGGTATATGCAGTGTTTGGTCTAGGAGACACAGCTTTGGGAACCGGAATAGATGGTTCTGACATTGGAATATTATCTAAAGAAACAGGAAGTACAGGTATCACTAACTTCGATAAAAACATCTACGGTGGATTTATCGCATCTGGTGGTTCAGTAGGAACTGGTCGATTATATGCGTACGGATTGGAAACAGAAGCACGCTTAGAAAGGACCCACTACACCCCTGCAGCTTCAAGCTCTGGAATAATTTCAATGCAGGATTTAACAAAAGCTATTGACATCATTGGTTCATACGGATATTCCGCAGACACCGTAATGATATCACCAGCTCACTACAAATCATTACTAGATTTAGCAGACTTTACAACTGCGTTTGCAAATGTTGCTCCACCACAAGGTGGCGGACATCAAGACACAGCCACTAAAGCTACGCTACAAGGTTCCCCATTAGGAGGAACTGCTGGTAGCGGACTTGTAGGAAGCTTGTACGGTTTGAATGTACGAGTCAGCCCTTGGATTCCATCCGGAAGATTTGGGGTATTTGATTTGTCAGAAAGACCTGTAGCTTACGTCGAAAGACGGCCACTAACAGTGGAAGAAGCAAATCCCGGATTTGGTATCGTTGGTTCTTATATGTCAATGAGATATGGACTAAAGATTGTCAAACCTGAGACTGGTTGTATCTTAATCCACAGTTAGATAGATAATATTTATCTAGTAGTTACTGGGGTTCTACTAAAAAACCCCAAACCTTTTTTAATTAGCGTGAGCTATAGGAATATGTATGCCGTACACAGGAAGAAGTAGAGGAACTGGAAAGAAAAATATCATTTCCGATATTGCCAGTGGTAGCGCTACATCTTATCAGGTATACACTAGTGGTGGCGGAGCTAAACGTTATGCTAAAGTAGATGCAAGAACTAAACACCCTATCAAAGTTGATGCTGGAACTAATGCATTAGACTTAGCATATAACACTACTAATTTTTATTTGAACGGTTCAAATCAATTATCTTTAACTATTACAGGAACAGCAACTGATTTAAATTATTATACCACAGGTGCTTCGTTAGTAGGAAATATTTTATCAGGTAGTTTAGCTGGAACTACAGCCTTTTGGACTGCTGACTTATCTGCATTATCAGATGCAACATATTGGTCTTCATCTTCAGCGGGTGTATTTCAACACGAAACAGGAACGAGTGTTGGTATAGGAACTAAAGAGCCTTCGGCTAAATTACATTTATCGGGCAATTCTGCTTATCAATTTAAAGTAACTTCTGGAACAAAAGATTTATTTTATGTCAGTGGAGGTATCGTTTCAGGTACCAATTTTTATGGGGACGCAAGTAATTTAAGAAACATACCCGGTGCATTGTGGATATCTAGTTCTGGAAAATTGTATCCTAAAGGATTGGGTAACAAAATAGGTATTGGAACTAATACTCCTACATATCCTTTACACATAACAAATACAGGTACTGGTTATAGTGCGTGGATAGAAAACGCTAGTAGTAATGGTTATGTATTAGCATTAAAAGCTACTGGAGATAATTCTACTTTACTTTTTCAAACAGACCACATTATACCAAGTCAAGCATTACATATAGGTAATGACAATGCTAATATTTATTTTAGAACAGCTGGTAGGAAAGTGGGTGTCGGAACTAGTAGTCCTAAAGCATTTTTCCACGTAGCTGGCGCTTCTTTATTATCAGGTAATACTAATATAGGAGGAAATTTAGTAACTTCTGGTACTGGTAAATTTGTAGGTACATTATCTATACTTAGTGGTTCAACTGTTGGTGACATTATTAACACAATGGTAGATGCGCCTCCAGCAGATTCTTTAGCTACATCTTTAGCTATAGCTAATTATATTGGACAAGTAAGTGGAAATATACTAGCTGCTAGCGGAGGTAAATATAGTCAATCTTATAGATGGATGATTGCTAGTTCTTCTGCAATTACATCTGCATTGGGGAGTGGTGCTGCTTATAGTTCTGCATATAAATGGACTAACGCTAGTGGTGCTAAAATAAGTGAATGGTATTCTGCAAGTTCTAGTAAATTAAGTCAATCTTATAGATGGGTGATTGCTAGTTCATCAGCAATTACATCTGCATTAGGAAGTGGTGCTTCTTATAGTGCTAATTCTAGATGGAGAACTAATAGTGGTAGTAAATACAGTGAAGCTTACAGATGGGTTAGTGACAATTCTGGTTCAGTAGATAACTTCTGGATATCGGGTTCTAATCAAATTAGAACACAAGGTAAGACTACTAATTTATTAGTTAGTGGAAACTTAGGATTAGGAGCTTCTAGTTCTGAAAAATTATTTGTTAAAGGTGATACATTTGTTAGTGGAGGTACAATTAAAGCTTATCAAACTAACAGAGATATTGTAATAGACCCTTACCAAATAGTTGGAGGAGATAATCAATACAGTGCCATATTAGGTAGTGAAAGATTAATGATTGCAACACCCGGTGATTCTTATGTAGATATATGGAGTACTAAAAATCGATATAC